CCGAATGTGCCGTCGCAGAGGCCGCCGTTTGAGATGGAGGGTTATCGGGCGGAGCGGCCTGAGATGCCGCCGTTGACGGGTGCTCCGATTCGTCAGCCGTCGATCAATGATCTGGTGATGCATGCGTCGACGGTGGAGGGTGAGCAGCATCTGCCTGGGATGGAACCTGAGGAGCCTCCGCCGCCGTGGGCGTTGACGCCTGAGCAGATCGAGTTGGGGAAGAAGTGGATTCCTGAGGTTCGGAAGACGTTGGAGGGGACTCGTCCTCCGATCAATCTGGGGCCTGAGGAGGTGGCGGCGTTGATGGCTGCGATTGGTGCTGGTGCTGCGATGCGTGGGATGGGTGGTGGCGGGTTCCTGGGTGGCCTGGGTGGTTCAGGGATGGGTTTGCGGTGAATCGGGCTGAGCGGGCTGATCGTCGTCGTAGGATGGCTGTACGTTTGCATCGTGGTGAGGAGAGGCGCTCTAGGGAGCGCGCCGACTATGCAGAGTTCGGGATTATCCCGTTTTGGTGGAGTGGGAAGTAGACGGATGTCTGGTCCTGATGAGGCTTTTGAGGCTGTGATGGATGCGTTGGATCAGCAGCGGCAGGAACGTATTGATGATGCGTTTGATGCGTTGGATGCGGTGATGTCATGCGATTTGGAGAATCCTGAGTCGTGCGAGTCATGTCAGTGAAGCACTGGGTTGCTGTGGGTGGGATTGTGTTGGGGGTCGTGGCGTGTGCTATCGTGGTTACTGTGTCGGGTCGGATGCTCCGAGAGGCTTTGGGATGGTGATTCGTGACATTCGTTCGGTGGTGGGAGTGGTTTTGGTGGGTGCTGCGTTGGTTGTGGTCGCTTTGGGGTTGATGGTTGGGGATCGCCCTGAGGTGTTGCCGTATCCTGGTGGTGCGGATTGGGGCGAGGCTTTTCCGCTTGACTGATTCTTCGTGTTGGAGGTATCGGCGTGGTATGGCGGTGTTGGGGTCGCATGTGTGGGAGCCGTTCAAGAGGGTCGCTGGACATGACTTCTTGACGTGCCATACTTGTGGTCAGGTGAAGAAGGCCGAGGGAGGGTCTGATGTCGAAGATGACGGTTCATGAGTGGCTGGAGTTGGGTATCGCTGAGGGGTTTTGCACGGAGGTGGCGTGCGAGATGCATGAGGGCGGTTCGTATTGGACGGATGACGAGATCAATGCCTACGAGCAGGGCGACGATCCGTGCATTCCGATCGTGAGGGTGTGGGAGCCCGAGGAGTTCGAGCAGCCTGTGTTGCGGGTTGTCGAGGATGAGCCGACTGGTTGAACTCCGCCAGGAGGCGGAGTGGCGGCGTTGCGTACGCGACGAGAAGTATTTCTTGGAGAAGTATTGGCATATCGCTCATCCTGCTCATGGCCGCATCCTGTTCAGGTTGCGGACCGCTCAGTCTGATGCCCTGGAGCATTGGTATCGGAATCGGTACAGTCTGACGTTGAAGGCCCGTCAGATCGGGTGGACGACTTTGGTGGCTGCCCATCAGTTCTGGTTGGCGTTCTTTCATTCGGATCAGAACATTATTGATCTGTCCAGGACGGAGCGTGAGGCTGTCCTGTTGTTGCGGAAGACGAAGTACGGGTTCAAGCATCTGCCGCAGTGGATGGTGGGGCGGGGTCCGATGTCGAATGTGGAGCATCAGCAGCGGATGGCGTTTGATAACGGGTCGCAGATCACGTCGATGCCGTCAGCGTCGGATCCTGCGCGTGGCGAGTCCGCCACGCTGATCGTGGTGGACGAGTGGGCGTTTTTGCCGAATCCTGAGGAGGCGTGGGCGTCGATTGAGCCTGTGGCGGATGTGGGTGGCCGCATCATTGGTTTGTCGACGGCGAATGGGTCGGGCAACTTCTTTCATCATCTGTGGACTGGTGCAACGGCGGGAAACAACAAGTTCGAGACGATGTTCTACCCGTGGTCGGCGACGGAGGATCGGGATGAATCGTGGTATGAGGATAAGCAGCAGTCGATGTTGCCGTGGCAGTTGGCTCAGGAGTATCCGACGACGCCTGAGGAGGCGTTTGTCAGGTCGGGGAACCCCGTCTTCGATTTGGACATGTTGGACTTGTTGGAGACGGGGTGTGTCAGGGGAGAGGTGGGGTATCTCCACGAGTTGTCCCCGCGAGTTTTGGAGTTTCGGGCGTGAACCTGGAGGTGTGGGAGCAGCCGAACTCGATGTACGGCTACGTCATGGGGGTGGATACGGCTGAGGGTTTGGGGCATGGCGATTATTCATGCATCCAGGTGTTGTGTTTGAGCACGGGGGCGCAGGTTGCGTCGTGGCATGGGCATATTCCGCCTGACGAGTTGGCCCAGGAAGTCATGAATGTTGGCTTGTGGTTTCGTGATGCGTTGTGTTGCGTTGAGTCCAATAATCACGGGTTGACGACGTTGACGGTGTTGCGCCAGTTGGGGTATCCGAGGTTGTTTCGGAAGCGGACGTTGAACAACGTGTCGAACAGGATGACCCAGGAGTACGGGTGGAAGACGACGAGGACATCGAAGCCGTTGATGATTGATGATTTGGCGACGGCGTTGAAGAACGGCGAGTTGGATCTGAAGGATCGTCATACGTTGGCGGAGTTGCGGACGTTTGTCCGCAACGAGCGGGGTCAGATGTCTGGGTCGCCGTTTGATGACCGTGTGATGGCGTTGGCGTTGGCGAATCAGATGCGGAAGTACGCGTATGCGCCCGAGTATGTCGCTGAGGTTGATGACTATTGGACGGTGGATTGGTTCCGTCGTTTGGCAACGGATGGTCGTGACGACGATCCGTTCAGGATCGGCGCAACGGTGACTCGTGGGACACCCTGAACGGGTTATTAGAGTACGCCTACACGAGAGGTACCCAATGGCGAAGAACTTCGTCTCACATACGAACGGCACTGAAACCATCGATGGTTCCAAGGGTCAGAACAACAAGATGGAACGCGGCGATTCCGTTGTGGCTAACCCGATCTGGCGTCCAGGTGGCGCCAACTCGCCCAAGCAGCGTCATGAGGCTGGCAAGTACGCTCAGCAGTCGGGCGACCACGGCACCGTGTCGGTGCGTGACACCCCGCATAACCAGCATGGGCCGCAGGGGAAGATCGAGCCTGCTTCGAAGCAGCCGAAGTTCCGTGGCCGTAACGCTGGCTAATGGCGATTCTGGCGCCTGAGGCGTCATACGACGAGTTCTGCCTGTACGTTCAGAATCAGTGGGGCGAGAAGTCTCGCCTGGAGTTGGCTGAACTGTGGGAGCGTCGCCAAAAGTTGATGTCGTTGAAGTTCGATACGCAGCGGGGTTGGAGAGAACGTGCCCTGGCGCCTGATGAGCAGCATCTGACGAACAGGGAGCGTGAGCAGAAGGTGATCGCTGAGGCGAAGGCCCAGGGCCGCAACATCGAGAAGGTCTGATGGCGCGTCTGTCCCGTGCTGATCTGCATGAACGGTATACGCAGCGGTTGCAACGCACCCGCAAGTGGCGTGACGAGCAGGGTTATGACAAGACGTGGTGGCGTCTCATCGACCTGTACCGTGGGAAGCATTGGCCGTCGACGACGACTGCCCAGTCTGATCTGATTGCCGTCAATCTGGCGTTCTCGACGATCAATGTGATCGCACCGTCGGTGTCGGTGAATCATCCGAAGATCGTGGTGCAGGCCAACGACGAGAGTAACCATGATCGGGCTGCGTTTGTTGAGGCGGTCGTGAATCATCTGTGGCGGCATCATGATTTCCGTCAGCCATTCCGTCGTTCTGTGAAGGATTTCCTGATCTTCGGTCATGGTTGGATGAAGATCGGGTGGAAGTTCCTGGAGCAGGAGACGTCTCTGACGGAGTCGGAGCGGGATCTGTTGTTTGAGGATGCCCGAGCGGAGGTTGAGGGGTTCGCCCAGGAGTCTCCGTTTATGGCTGCGGATCTGCCGACGGATGACGAGTTGAACGCGAATCTGCCTGAGACGGCGATGATGGTGATCGAGGATCAGCCGTTCGTGGAGCGGGTATCTCCGTTCAACGTCTACGTCGACCCTGAGGCGACG